ATCGGCGTCTCGCCGCGCGATGCCCAGTATCTCGAGGGCCGCCAGTTTAGCGTCGCCGACGTGATCCGCTGGTTCGGCGTGCCGCCGCACATGGTCGGCGACGTCGAACGGACCACCTCCTGGGGAACCGGCATTGAGCAGCAGCAGCTCGGCTTCTTGGCGACGACGATGGCGCCGTGGTTCACGCTCTGGGAGCAGGATATCGATCGCCAGCTCTTGGACGATGATGATGAGCTCTTTGCGGAATTCCTGGTCGATGCGATGGTCCGCACGGACCTGACCGCGCGCGCGACGGCGCAACGGCAATATGTCGACGGCGGGATTCTGTCGGTGGATGAAGTGCGGATCATGGAGAACCGCAACCCGCTCGGGGGCGCGTTCGCGAGGCCCCAGCGCGCCCAGAACATCGGCGGCGGGGGGGATCCGGCCACGAGCCTGCCGGCCCCCCGGCGGCCGTCGCGGAATGGCCATGGGCCGATGCCCGAGGACGTCGAGGAGGACGCCGACGCGCGTGCCCGGGCGCTCGTCGTGCGTGCCGCGGGCCGCGCCGTGCGGCGGGAGATCGCGTCGATCCAGAAATGGGCGCCGCGCTACGCGGGCAATCCGGCCGGCTGGCGCGAGTGGGTCTGCGAGTTCTATGGCAAGCATGTGGCCCTGCTCCAGGACGATCTCGGGCTCGAGGAGCTGCGCGCGCGGGAGTACGGCGCGGCGCACTCGGCCGCGCTGCTGGAGCGGGGCCTCCGGGTGCTCGAGGAATGGGACCATCACGCGCCGGCGGCGTTGACCGCGCTGGCCTTGGGGGAGGAACTATGGGACGCCGCTATCCCCGCATCCTGAGGTTTATGTCGGAGCATCCCTGGGCGATTCTGCCCGCCCGGCTGGACTCGATCATCGAGGTCCTCGAACTCCGGGTGTCCGGCCAGATCTTCACCGACGAAGAGATTCAGGCTCGGATCGGCGCGCGCGCTCGGCCGGCCGCGCCCCCTGCAGGTGCCGTCGCGGTGCTGCCCCTGCATGGTCTCCTGGCACCCCGGATGAACGCCATGACCGACATCAGCGGCGGCACCTCGGCGGAGGCCTTCGGCCGGACCTTCCGCGCGGCGATCGCGGATCCGGACATCGCGGCGGTGATCCTGGACGTGGATTCGCCGGGCGGCTCCGTGTTCGGCATCGAAGAGCTCGCGGCCGTCATCCGTGGCGGTCGCGGCCGGAAGCCCATCGTCGCGGTCGCGAATACCCTGATGGCCAGCGCGGCCTACTGGATCGCGAGCCAGGCCGACGAGATCCTGGCGAGTCCGAGCAGCCAGGTCGGGAGCATCGGCGTCATCGGCGTCCATACGGACATCTCGGAAGCCGAAGCGAAAGCAGGGATTAAGACGACCCTGATCACGGCGGGCAAGTTCAAGGCGGATGGCAATGAACATGCGCCCCTCACGGACAGTGCGCGCGCGACGATGCAGCAGCTCGTCGACAGTTACTATGCAGTGTTCGTGCGGGATATCGCCAGGGGCCGGGCAGTCACCGAGCATCAGGTGCGGGACGGGATGGGTGAGGGACAGATCCTCGGGGCCAAGGACGCGCTCAAGGCGGGCCTGGTGGATGGAATCGGGACTCTCGATCATGCCATCGTCCAGCTGGCCAGCGGGAGCAAGCGAGTCGCTCTGGCGGCCGCGGCGCCCTTCCCGCGGCTGGGCGCCCCGCTGCCCATGCCGCACCAGAACGAGGACAAGGAGACCTTCATCGACCGGTGCATGGGCGATGGCGTGATGAACCAGGAGTTCGAGGATCCCGCCCAACGCCGGGCGGTCTGCGAGTCCCAGTGGGACAAGGGGGGCGCCCGGGCCCTAGGCGGCGAAGCCGCCGCCGAAGAGATCGCCAACTTCCGGCGCCGGCTGGCCGAACTGGCGGGCTAGAAAACTTTTTCCTTGACAGCCCCCGGCCGGCTGGCGTAGGGTCCGGAACCGTGAAGTAGTAGTGGGCCGATCCCGAGACGCAGGGGCCCTACGGCCGTCTGTGAGGGGTCGGCTGGCGCAGCGAGACGCAGGGTTCTTTCGAACGCCTGTGAGCTGCTGGCACTCACGACTGCAGTGCATTCGTGGTGTCGGGCTCACAGGCGTTTTTTCATGCCCGGCACCCCACGAGGAGGCGGGGCATGACAAAGCGCCACCGGCAGCTGGCCACCCAGCTCGCGGAGATCGACGGCAAGCGACAGGCTCTCCTGAAAGAGGGCCAAGTCCTCAGCGATCGGGTCGAATCCGAGAAGCGGCCGCTGCTGCCGGAGGAGAAGATCCGGCGCGATGCCATCCTGGCCGAGCTCGACGAGCTCAAGGGCCAGATCGACGCGGTCAACGCGGACATCCAGGCCGAGATCCGGCTCGAGGAGCACGAGCGGGGCCAGATCGCCGATGTCACGCGGGCCGCCGCCGGCGGGCCGATCCAGGTCCGGACGCCCTTCAACGACGAGTTCTCCGGGTTCGGCGAGTTCCTGCAGGGGATCGCCTGCCAGAGCTCGATGTCGGTCCGGGCGCAGTTGGGCGCGGATCGGACCCAGCTGCTCCAGCGGAAGCTCGAAGCCTACTCCGCTGCGGCCTCAGGCATGTCGGTCGGCATACCCTCGGATGGCGGCTTTCTGGTCCGCAAGGACTGGTCGACGGCCATGATGGACCGGGCGCGCGAGCAGGCCCGGCTCTTCCCCCGGTGCCGGCAGGTGCCGATCGGCGGCGACTTCGACGGCCTGGAGTACCCCTACGTCGACGAGGCAAGCCGGGCGACCGGCTCCCGCTGGGGCGGGGTGCAGGTCTACTGGAAGGCGGAGGCCGCAGCGGTCACGGCCAAGCAGCCGAAGATCGGCAAGGGCGAACTCCGCCTCGAGGAGATCATGGGGCTGGCCTACGCCACGGAACGCCTGATCCGCGATGCGACGGCCCTGGAGTCCCTCCTGGGCGACGCGTTCGAGTCCGAGTTCGCGTTCAAGATCGACGACGCGATCATGCGCGGCACCGGCGTTGGCATGCCCCTGGGCTTTTTCGTCTCGCCGGTCCTCGTCTCCGTGGCCAAGGAAGGCAGCCAGGTGGCGGACACCGTGGTCGTCGGCAACGTGCTCAAGATGTGGGCGCGCATGCCGGGACGGCTCAAGCCTGGGGCGGTCTGGCTCATCCATTCGGACGTCATGACGCAGCTCCCGCAGATGACGATCGGCGATCAGCCGGTCTGGCTCCCGCCGGGCGGGCTGATGAATTCCCCGACGGGTCTGCTGCTCGGCAAGCCCGTGCTCGAGCTCGAGCAGTGCGAGGCGCTGGGCGATCAGGGCGACATCTTCCTGGTCAACCTCAACGAGTACGTAGCCATCACCAAGGCGGGCGAGGGGTTGCGGTTCGACACCTCGATGCACGTCCGCTTCCTGAACGACGAGATGGCTTTCCGCTGGGTCTACCGGGTCAATGGGCAGCCGACCTGGCGTACGTCCTTGACGCCCTTCAAGGGCACCTCGACGATGTCGCCGTTCATCACGCTGGACGCCCGCGCGTAAGCGGACGGGACAAGGAGACCGAGCATGAAGCTTCTCGCGGAAGAGCTCCAGGTAGCGGCGGCATTCGTCCCGGTCAATCTTGCCGGCGGCGCCAACGATGGCGACTGGGTGAGCCTCAAGAACTACCGGCACGTGTCGGTCCTGTTCTTCGGGGCCGCTGGGAATGCGACGGAACCCGCGACGATCACCCTCGAGCAGGCCACCACGGTCGCGGGCTCCAACGCCAAGGCCCTCAACTTCACCCGCATCGACAAGAAACACACCGCCGATCTGTTCACCGTCGGCGAGTTCACCAAGGTCACGCAGGCGGCGGCCAACACCTATGCCCTGGGCACCACGATGGGCGACAAGCAGGCGATCGTGCTCATCGACTTCAACGCCGAGGATCTCGACGTCGAGGGGGGCTTTGACTGCATCCGCGGGCGGGTCGCCGACGTCGGCACCGTCGCGCAGATCGGCGCGATGCTCTACATCCTCTCGGATCCGAGGTACACACCCCCGCCCAGCGCGATAGCCGACTGATCGCCGGGCGAGAGATCAGTCGCGGCGGGCTCGGGACCTCTCTGGTCCGGGCCCGCCGGCGGAGACTCAGCGAATGACGATGGTCATGGCCCGGCACGTCACGCCGACCCAGCGGGTCCAGCTCGAGGCGGCGCTGGCCGCCGAGGGCCGTGCCGCCGAGGCCTACAACGCGGACGACTTCGCCGGGGCCATCACCCACTTCCTGGAGGCGCAGCGTCTCGGTCTCAATCACGCGATGCTCCACGCCGGCCTCGGGACCGCCTATTTGCACCTCGGGCAGCGCCGCCGCGCGATCGCGGCCTATCGGGCCGCGCTCCAGCGCGGATGTCAGGACCCGAAGGTCCTCAACAACGTGATCTTTCTGCTCGATCATGAGCCCGGGACGACGCTGGAGATGGCGCTCGAGGTGCGGAAGGCCTGGTGGCGTCAGTTCGGCGCGCCGCTCCGGTCCAGCTGGCGGTCACACGGCAATGACGCCGATCCCGAGCGGCCCTTGCGCATCGGCTACGTCTCCGGCGACTTCCGGCTGCATTCCGCGTCGATGTGCTTCGGGCCGGTCGTCATGCGGCACTCCGAGGGCTATCGGCCGATCTGCTATCACACGAAGCCCGCCGAAGACCAGCTGACGGCGCTTTTTGCCGAGGGCGTCACAGAGTTCCATCGTGTGCACGATCTGGACGAGGCAGCGCTCGCGGCCCGCATTCGGGCCGACCGGATCGACATCCTGGTGGACCTGTCGGCCTTTTCCTCCGGCGGCCGGCTCTTGGCCTTCTGCCGGCGCCCAGCGCCCATCCAAGTGACCGGCTGGGGCTACGCGACCGGGACCGGGCTGCCGGTCATGGACGGCTTCTTCGCGGACGAGGTCACGGTCCCCAGGCACTTCGCGACGAGAGGCTACACGGAGCCGATCCTGTATCTGCCGTCGATCGTGCCCTTCACCTGGCCCGCCGAGTCTGGCGACGTCGGGGAGTTGCCGGCCCTCACGCGCGGTGTCTTCACCTTCGGCAGCTTCAACCGGTTGCTGAAGATCACCCCGGACGTCCTCGACACCTGGGCTGAGATCCTCGCGGCGGTGCCCGACAGCCGCTTGCTCCTCAAGCAGGACGGGTATGAGCGGGCGGAGGTCCAGGCTGAGGTCCGCGGAGCCCTGCAACGCCGTGGTGTCGATCCTCTCCGGTTGATCTGCCGAGGCTTGACGGGGCAGCGGGCGCACTTCGACTCCTATGGAGACGTCGACGTGGCGCTCGATCCGTTTCCGCACACGGGCGGCGTCACGGCCCTCGAGGGGCTTTGGCACGGGGTGCCCCCGCTGACCCTGATGGGGGAACGCGTCCCGGAGCGCCTGTCCGCCTCCTTCTGTTCGACGCTCGGACTTCAGGCCTTCATCACCTCGAGCCGGGATGATTACATACAGACCGCCGTGCATATGGCCACGGAGTTTCGCCCGCAGCTCGCCCAGATCCGGGCGACGCTCCGCGCCCGCATGGCCACCTCGCCGCTCTGCGTCGGCTACGCCCACGCCGTCGAAGCGCATTATCGGGAGCTCTGGCGCGGCTGGTGCCGCCGGCAAGCCGCGTAGGGAGCAATGTCCCTTGATGCGGCAGCCCTCGTGGACCTCCCCACGGCGGCCCCCTATCTCAGGGTCACGGGCACAAGTGACAACGCCATGATCGAAGCGTTGATCAACCGCGCCTCCGAACTCTGCGAGAACTGGTGCAACCGGAATCTCAAGCAGCGGGCCATCAGCGCGATCCGCCTCCGCGGTCCCTCCTGGCCGGGCACGCGACTGTTTCCGCGGGCCGTGCCCATCAAAGCGAGCGTCGCCATTACCGTCGCCATCGATGGGGAGACCCAGACGGTCTGGCGCACGGAAGGCGATGGCAACCCTGCCGCCTTCGACGTGATCCTCGGGGCGTTGGATCCTGAGGGGCTCAATGCACCCGATCATCTCTATCGGGCGGACGGATGGGATCCCACGTCCTCGCTGAGTCCCTATAACGTGCTCCTGTCCTACACCGGCGGCTTTAATCCCATTCCGGATCAGCTCCAGCAAGCCTGCCTCTACATCGTCCAGAAGCTCTTCCGAGACCAGCAGAAGCAGCTCGCCGAGGTCGTGGCCATCAATACGCCGATCGGCGGGATGACCTTGCTCGATAGCGCCATCCCGCGGGTCGCCCAAGTCCTCCTCGAGCCCTATCGCCTCCGGACGGTGGCCTGATGCTCAAGACCACGATCCATGTCCGCGGCCTCGAGCAGTTTCCCGGCCGGCCGGAAGTCCAAGACGCGATCGGCCGCGCGCTTCGCCGCGGCGTGCGGGCGATCGTGGTGCGGGCGCAGCGGAACCTCGCGGGCCGATACCTCCGTGTGCGCACCGGGAAGCTCCGCCGGGGCATGCGCGCGAGTGTCAAGGTCCATGGTGGAAACTTCATCGCGACCGTTCGGAACGTCGTCTTCTACGGCCACATCCTCGAGAGCGGCGCGGCGGCGCATCTCGTCAAGCCCAAGCGGGGCAAGTTCCTTCGCTTCGAGGTGGCCGGCCGGATCGTCTTCGCGCGGCAGGTCGTCCATCCCGGGCTCCGGCCTCGGCCCTGGTTCAGGGCGGCCGTCATCGAGGCCTTGCCGGAATTGCAGCGCGCCTTCGAGCAGGAGCTCGGGGTGCTGAGCACGGTCCATGGCCGAATCGCAAGCTGAGCAAATCTTCGCGAAGCTCGCCGCGGTGCTGGGCGCCCTGACGGGCGCGCGCCCCTGGGGTGGGAGCTATCCGAACGATCCCGTCGTGGAGCGCGAGTACAAGGCGCCTGGCCAGATCACCACGCATCCGCATTTTGGGCTCCTCGAAGGCTCGGGCTCCTCGACGCGGATCCTGAACATCAACCCGCCGATGAACATCCAGCATGACTTCCTGATCAGCATCTACGCGACCGTGATCAAGGATGCGGACGCCACAGGCCAAACCTGGCTTCAACGCGTGCGGGACGATCTCCTGATGACGGTGCTCGCGAATGGCTCGCTCGGGGGCCTCTGCTCCGGGTTGGGCGACAACATCACGTGGGAAACGGACGAGGGCGAGTTCGGGCCCCAGGCCCAGCTTGCGATGACGGTCACGTACAGATTCAGAGAGACCAAGGAGGTGGCTTAGATGCCCGAATTTACCGCGCCCCTCGAGCTTGAGAAACAGGTCGTCATGAAGGTCGAAGGGACCGCCGGCGTCGACGTCTTTGCTGGGGTCTACACCGCCGCGGATATCATCGAGGTCGACGCTCGGTCCATCCGGGTGATCAACGATCCGAACGAGATCGAGAATTTGATCCTCAAGGGCAATCTCGGCCGGGCTCCCTCGCTCAAGGGACCGCGGGTGTCTCGCCTGGACTTTCGGATGCCGATCCGCGGCGCGATCGCCGGGGCTTTCTACGATGACACGCCGGAAGTGGTCCCGCCGGCGGATCGCCCCCTGCGCGCGTGTCGCCTCGGCCGCACGTTCACCAGCCCCGGGACGACCGGTTCGAAGGTCGAGTACAAGCCGACGAGCACCGGCGAGACGTTCACGATCTACGTGGTTCAACCCGTGCCGGGCGGCAACGCCTGGTCACGGCAATTCGTGGGCTGTCAGGGCACTGGGCGGCTCGTTGGGGTCGCCGGGGAAGGCATGTTCGCCGAGTTCAACCTGATCGGGTCGTTCGAAGAAGAAGCGGATCTGGCGTTCGTGAACGGCGCGCTCACGCTCACCCCGCAATTCCCCACCCTCGTCAGCGCGGCTTTCCAGATTGGCTCAGCCGACTACGCGCCGCGAATCCGGAGCGTGGCCTTTGACATGGGCCAGCGGGTCGGTCGGCTGCCCTCGATCAACGCGAGCACCGGCGTCGGCGGCTTCAAAGTCGTCGATCGCCGGCCGACGGTCGTGATCGACCCCGAAGTCGATCGCGAGGCGAATTCCGGATGGTATGCCGCCTTCCGGGATGGCTCGCCGCTTAAGGATTGCACCTACCAGCTCGGGGCCAGCGCGCTCAATCGGCTCAAGTTCAAGTTCGCGAGCGACGGCACGACCGCGAACCTTCAGGTCATCGGGCACGAACTGGATGCGCGCGATGATCTCTCGGCGTTCCGCATCACGCTGCTGCCGTCGATCGTCAGTGGAAACGACGATTGGGCGCTGAGTTTTGACTGAGCGCGTCATGAGCCATAAGACCTGCACCCGCTGCCGGAAGAGGAAGCGGCTATCCGCATTTCACCGCGGGAAGCTTTACTGCGGTGGATACAACGCGCGGTGCAGGGCCTGTCGCTCCGAGATAGCTGCGCAGGCGTATCAGGCCACGCGCGCGGCCCGGGCCGCCGCCTGGAAGAAGAGTTACTACGCTGATCTGGAGGCCAATCGCAGGAAGCGCCTCGATGCCTACTATCGCCACCGGGATGCACTGGGCATCAAGCCGAAGCCTGTGTATGCGACGCCGGAAGCGAGAGCGGCGGCTCAGGCCGCGAACAAGCGCCGCTACGCCGAGCGCCATCCACTGCGCGTCGTACAGGCCAAGCGGTCGTATGCGGAGCGTTATCCCGAGCGCGTGAAGATGGTCGCCGCCCGGAACAAAGCGCGGCGCCGTGAGGCTGGTGGCGAGGTCACCGGCCAGGACTGGAAAGCAATCTGCCTCTTCTATGGCAACGCCTGCGCGGAATGCCACACGAGCGCCGCCGATCGACCGCTCACGGTGGATCACTTCATTCCCATCGTCAAGGGCGGGCGGCACGACTGGACGAATGTCTGGCCGCTCTGCCTGCGTTGCAATCTGAAAAAGCACGACAAGATGCCATCGCTCCGTCAGCCGCCTCACGTCGCTGTTCTGGAGAAGACAGGAACCAACGACTAGAGCTCGTGTGCTGTTCACGTGTTGCCGAAGGAGGCCCTATGGCACGCCGTGCGACCGTGCAGGATATCAAGCAGACGGGCGAGAAGGATCTCGTCGTCCAGGGGCTCATCGACGAGGCGGGCGAGCCGCTGACGATTCGCGTGCGGAAGGTCCATGCGGGGGAACGCAATGCCCTCCTCCCGCAAACGCCTCCGCATCTGTTCAAGGACCTGCCCGACAATCCTGAGGAGCGCCAGGCGGAGCTTGTCGCCCGCGAGACGCGCTGGCTCGAAAGCCTGACGTCGGAACAGCTCGATGCGCGGCGCCTCGAATCGGCCGAGTTCTGTTGTCGGGTGGTCGCCCTCGCGGCGCTGGATCCGATCCTGAGCGTCGGCGACGCGCGCCGGCTCGGTGATGGCGCCCTCGAGCTGGCCAGCCAGATCCTGGAATTCTCCAAGAACAAGCCCGGTGCGGCGCCGGCGGCCTGACGAGGCCCCGTGCTCCCGGATCTCGCCCTGACGGCGACGCTGAACGGGGAGCCGCAGGAGTTTCTGGCTCGCGACCTCCCGACGGCTGTGTTCTTTTTCGGCTTCCAGGATTCCTTCCCCGGCGCGGAATGCTTCAGCCGCATGCCGGCCGGCGAGCAGCGCCAGGTCCTCACGGGGATGGAGGCCTGGAGCGATGCGCTACTCTGCCGCATCATGATCGAGCCCCGTCTGACGCCCGAGCTCGTCCAGCGCCTCGGGACCGCCCGCGACGAGCTCGTGCTGAGCTACCTCGGGGGCATTGGATGGATGGAGCCGCCGGCTGATCTGA